GTGGATTTGGTGGATCTAATCATTGTGCTGGAGCCGGTGGTTCAGGTATAGTAATTATAAGGTATAAAAACGGATAATTATGACAAGTACAATTAAAGTAAATACAATACAAAACACATGTGGAGCAGACATTATAAAAGAGTCTAGCAACACAATAACTATAGGTGCATCTGGAGATACAGTAACTTTAGGATCTGGTGCATCACAAACAGGTTTTGGTAGAACAGGAACAGTAGATTGGCAAACAACAATTAAAACAGGAGATTTTACTGCTGCAAGTGGCGAGGGTTATTTTATTGACACTTCATCAGGAGCTGTAGAAATGACACTTCCATCATCACCTAGCGCTGGAGACATTGTAGCATTGAAAGATTATGCACTTACTTTTGACACAAATAATTTAACAATAAATAGAAATAGTCAACCAATAGGTGGACAAGCTAACAATGGAGTTTTAGATGCAGAGGGAATTGCGGTTACGCTCGTTTATGCAGATTCAACAAAAGGTTGGCAAGTTACAGAGTCTGGATTACAATCAGAGTCAGGAACACCTCAATTTATAACAGCGACAGGTGGCACTGAAACAACTTCAGGCAATTTTAAAATTCATACATTCACGGGTCCAGGAACTTTTTCAGTAACAAAATTAGGAAATGCAGCTGGATCAACCACGGTTGATTATTTAGTTGTGGCAGGCGGTGGATCTGGTGGTTCTAACGGCGGAGGTGGTGGTGGCGCTGGTGGTTATAGAGAATCATCTGGTGCTGCTTCTGGTTGTTATTCGAGAAGTCCATTAGGGGCTTGTGTTTCTGCTTTACCTGTTTGTGCCCAAGCTTATCCGATAGTAGTTGGAGCAGGAGGCACTGCAGCAGCAGCTACGCCTTCTAGTGGAAGTAGAGGAACAAGTGGTGGAACTTCAACTTTTTCAACAATTTCATCAGCTGGCGGTGGAGCAGGAGGAGGATTTTTTTGTGGTAGTCCCTCTTTGATACCAGGAAATTCACCTGGAGCTGCCGGAGGATCTGGTGGTGGAGGAGGTGCTCAAAACCCTGGAAATCCTGTTTCAGGAGGAGCTGGTAATACACCTCCAGTTAGTCCACCTCAAGGTAATTCAGGAGGTACTGGATTACATTGCGGAGGAAATTATGTTCTAGGTGGAGGCGCAGGTGGAGCAACAGCTGCTGGCGGAAATCAATCTGCACCTAAAGGTGGAGATGGTGGAGCAGGAGGTACAAGTTCAATAAATGGAACTCCAACAGCAAGAGCTGGTGGTGCTGGTGGTGCTGGTTTTGGACCTCGCCCAGCGGGAACTCCAGGTGGAGGTGGAGCAGGAACTTCTCAAGGACCAGGAAGTCCAGCTACAGCTGGAACGGCCAATACTGGTGGTGGTGGTGGAGCCGGATCACACCCAAACCTTACTGGTACAAATGGTGGTTCAGGTATAGTAATAATAAGGTATCAGTTTCAATAGGTAAATTATGAGTGAAGTAAAAGTAAATAAAATAACACCAAGAACAGATTGTGGAACTACACAATTAGGAGATAGTGGAGACACGGTCACAGTTACTGGTGATTTAAGATCAAACAGTTTAAAAGCGTCTGATGGCGGAGTAATTATTAGTCAATCAGGAACTACGATTACTATTGGTGCAAGTGGTGATACTGTTAGTTTAGCAAGTGGTGCTTCTCAATCAGGATTTGGTAGAGCCGGTTCTGTAGATTGGCAAACAGGAAGTATTAAGACATCGACATTTACTGCAGCAGATGGTGAGGGTTATTTTGTAGACACATCTAGTGGAGCTGTGACTGTAAATTTACCTGCAGGATCTGCTGGTGCTATTGTAGCCATAAATGATTATGCACAAACTGCAGCAACTAATAAAATTACTGTTTCAGCAAATGGTTCAGAAAAAATTGAGGCTGCTACAAATAATAAAGAAATTTCAACAAATGGAGTTACCGTTACTTTAGTATATGTAGATGGAACAAGAGGTTGGAAGTTAGTAGATACAGGAGAAATTGCTTCTTTTCCAACTGAAGCTTTATTTACTAGTGCAACAGGAGGTACAGTTACTTGTTCAGGAGATTTTAAAATTCATACTTTTACTTCACCAGGAACTTTTTGTGTATCTCAAGTTGGAAATTCTCCATCTAATCCATGCGGAGGTCCAAACACAGTTTCGTATATGGTTGTAGCAGGAGGTGGTGGAGCACAGGGTGGTGGAGCAGGAGGTGGTGGTTTTAGAGAAGGTAGAGATATTAGTCCTTCTTACACAGCAAGTCCTTTGGTTGCACCTGCAGGTTTAACCATAACAGCAACAGGTTTTCCAATAACAGTTGGAGCTGGTGGATCAGGTTCAGGTTCAGGAAACAGAGGATCTAATTCAATTTTCTCAACAATAACATCAACTGGTGGTGGAGGAAGTTATTGGGATGCAGCAGGTCAACCTGGTGGTTCAGGTAGCGGAGGTTCAAAAGACAATACACCTGGAACTTATCCTGGTGGATCAGGTAATACTCCACCTGTAAGTCCTCCTCAAGGAAACAACGGAGGAACAGCAAATAATTCAAGCCAAACAAGCGCTGGAGGTGGTGGAGCTGGAGGAAACGGTGCTGGTACCCCTGGTCCAGGTAATGGTGGGTGTGGAGTAGCGACATCTATTACAGGCTCGCCTGTCACAAGAGCAGGTGGTGGAGGTGGTGGATCAAGTAGTCAGTCTTCTAGTGGTGGTCCTGGCGGAGGAGGCCCTGGAGGTAATACTGGAACTTCTGGAACAGCTAACACTGGTGGTGGCGGTGGCGGAGGATTTAATAATCCTAGAGGTTCTGGTGGATCAGGTATAGTTGTGATAAGGTATAAATTTCAATAGTTGAATGGTAATTAAAATTAATATATAAGGAGAAACATTATGGCACATTTTGCAAAACTAGGGGCTAACGGAAAAGTTATTCAAGTGTTAACTATGGATAATGATAAGATGTTAAATGCTGATGGTGTTGAGGATGAAACAGTAGGTCAACAATATTTAGAAACACACAACAACTGGCCTGCACAAATGTGGATTCAAACTTCATACAATACAGTGAGTAATAAACATAGCTCTGGTGACGATTCAAAAGCATTTAGAGGAAACTATGCAGGTATAGGTTATGAGTGGGATGAAGATAATAATATCTTCTGGCCTAAAAAACCTTTTGCATCTTGGGTAAAAAATACGTCGGATGCTTCTTGGCATTCACCAATTGGTGATGCACCTGATTTAACTGCAGAACAAATTTCACAAAATGAAGCTGGTACACATTCTTGGGGTTATGGTTGGAATGAAGAAGGCCAGTCCTGGGACTTGACAGACTCAAAAGCGTAAATTAAAAAGGTATGTGGTATGCAAAAGAAAGTATTATCTGAACAAGCTTTATATTATGGTGATGTGGCGATGCCTAAAGATTGGGACATTGACCGAAATAAATTATCAGGCGACATTTTACAATCAGTAATTCAAAACAAACAATTTCCATTCTCAAAAACTTGGGATATGTTGAATACTTATATGCGAGATCATATTGGTCTTGAATATGGTATCAATCTAATTAACAAAGAAACGTGGGGAAACATTTATAAACCTGCGGAAACTACAATACCACTATTAAATATTGATCCAGTAGATTTACGTAATTCACCAGACTTTACACTATTGTATGGTGTTAAAGTTAAAGAGTGTATGGTTAGAATACATTATGAAGATAATAGACGTAAAGGTAGAAGTTGGGATATACCATTACAAAATAATATGTTTATTATGTTTCCATCAACTAATATGTATTACATAACAAATAAACAAAAAGACAGTTTAAATTTTGTACAGACAATAACTTATGAATATATCTAATTATTATTGGTATTTTAGTGGTGTATTAACGCCTAGATTTTGTGATGAAGTAATACAATATGCTAATTCACAAAAAGAAGTTATGGCTAGAACTGGTGGGTTTGGTGACAAAGAATTAAATAAAGAAGAAGTAAAAAATTTACAAAGAAAAAGAAAATCAGATTTAGTATGGCTTAATGATACCTGGATATATAAGGAACTACATCCATACGTGCACGAAGCAAATAAAAAGGCTGGTTGGAACTACGATTGGGAAAGATCAGAGTCTTGTCAGTTTACAAAATATAA